TTGGTAGAGGAGACACTTACAGACCTGATAGGCCAAGATTATCTAGAGGGAATGAGAAATCAATAATAACTTCCGTCTATAATCGTATTGCTGTTGATGCGTCAAACATTGATATAAATCATGTTAGATTAGATGACAATGGTAGATACATTTCGACAATGGATTCTGGTCTAAACGAATGTCTGACTTTATCTGCGAACATCGACCAGACAGGAAGAGCACTTATACAAGATGCGGTTATGAGTATGATGGATGATGGATGTGTGGCGATAGTGCCTGTAGACACTACGGTTAACCCTTGGTCGTCTGGTTCTTTCGACATCAATTCTTTAAGAACAGGTCAGATATTAGAGTGGCATCCAACAACCATAAAAGTAAGGGTTTACAACGAAAAAACTGGAAATAAAGAGGATATTTTCGTACCTAAGGCTACAACAGCTATAATAGAGAATCCATTCTATTCAATAATGAATGAACCAAATTCAACTCTTCAAAGGTTAATCAGAAAACTTAATCTTTTAGATAGTATAGATGAACAGAGTGGGTCTGGTAAGATGGATTTGATTATCCAATTGCCATATATAATAAAAACAGATGCGAGAAAAGCACAGGCAGAGGCCAGAAGAAAAGATATAGAAGAGCAACTTATGAGTTCCAAGTACGGTATAGCATATACAGATGGTACTGAGAGAATAACACAGCTTAATCGTCCTGTTGAAAACAACCTTATGAAGCAGATTGAATATTTAACGAGTATGCTATATAGCCAGTTAGGTATCACTCAGACGATTATGGATGGTACAGCAGACGAAAAGACAATGCTCAACTATAACAATAGAACTATCGAGCCGATAATGACAGCTATCGCTGAAGAGATGAAACGAAAGTTCCTTACCAAGACTGCTAGAACACAAAAGCAGTCTATTTTATTGTTTAAAGACCCATTCAGACTTGTATCAGTTAGTGAAATTTCTGAAATGGCGGATAAGTTTACAAGAAATGAGATACTGTCATCTAATGAGATTAGGCAAATAATAGGAATGAAACCTAGCACAGACCCTAAGGCTGATGAACTAAATAATGCAAACATTAATAAAGGTTTGACAGATATGTCAGTACCTGTTGTTGGTCAAAATGAAGAGGCAGACTATGACTCACTATTTAATGATTTTATTACAAACCTAGAAGGACAGATAGGTTCTATCCTCGGAGACGACGAAGATGCAGACGATGAAACCGATATAGAAGAGGAGAGTGATGAAAACGATATTTGATGAATTTTTAGCACATTATGCCTCTGAATATTACGACCCCGTAAAAGCTCACGAATATTACGAAAGAACTAAGCATCTTAAGGGGAGACGTTCGGCAAGCAAATTAAGTAGCGAAGGTAGAGAAATCTGGAACTATACTAAGAGTCAGATATCAGATGCCAAAAAAGAGCAACTTAAGGATGCGCAAGAAGCGTATAAAGAGCAAATAGAATCTGCTAGAGAAAAGTCTAAGGAGTCTTTAAGTAGAATTAGCGAAATGCTTAAAAGGTTTAGAGAGTCGATGTCGAGTGACACTAAAAATGACAGAAAACGAATAAGCAATAGAATGAACGCCAAGATAAAAGCAATACAAGACCAGAAAATTCCTGAAGGGATAAGTAAGGAAGAAAAAGCAAAGCTGACGGCTGAAAGAAAAAAGAAAATAGCTGATATCAGAGGCGACGCTAGTGAAGAAAGAGAAGGAACTAGCGAAGACTACAAAGATGCTATAGCTAGTAGCAATGAAGATTCTAGTAAGAAAAGAAAAGTTGTAAAAGAAGAATTGAAAACGGCTATTAGTGCTGCAAAAGAAGCGTATAAACAAGCTAAGAAAGATATATCACAATCTTATGAGGATATATACCAAGCGGAATACGACAAGATTAAAGCTGAGAACCCGTATGTAGCAAAGGCTAAGAAAGGTTCAAAAGGCTCGTCTTCCAAAGGCAAAAGAGGAAGAAAAAAGAAAACAAATCAATAAGGAGGTAAATCAAAATGGGTTATGATTTTTGTGGTTGGGCTACAAGAAATAACATCCAATGCTCTGATGGACGAATAATACGAAAAGATGCGTTCAAGAGTAATGATGGGCAGAAAGTGCCTCTTGTCTGGAATCATCAACATAACGACCCTACAAATATTTTAGGGCACGCAGTGTTGGAAAACAGAGAAGATGGTGTATATGCATACTGCACTTTCAACAACACCGATGCTGCAAGGGATGCAAAATCTTTGGTTGAGCATGGTGATATTTCGTCATTAAGTATATATGCCAATAAGTTAAAACAAAACGGACCAAACGTTATGCATGGACAGATAAGGGAAGTAAGCTTAGTATTGGCAGGTGCAAATCCGGAAGCATATATAGAAAATGTAATATCGCACGGCGAGGATTCAGACGATGAAGCTATTATGTATTTTGGAGAAGACATAGAGTTAGAACACTCGGATGGTAAAAAAGAAGGATCGGATTTAAAAAAGGAGGGTAGTGAAATGGCTGACACAAACCAAACAGGAAAAGATGATAGAACTATAGGTGATGTATTTGACACATTAAATGAAGACCAGAAGACTGCAGTATATGCCATAATAGGTCAGATACTGGAAGATAATGGAATAAGCGGAGAGAATTCTAAGGAGGATGGTGAGAAAATGAAGCATAATGTATTTGAAGGTGACGCATACGACAGCAACGATACACTTAGCCATAGCGATATGCAGGCTATAATTTCTGATGCAAAGAGATACGGAAGTATGAAGGACGCAGTGCTTGCACACGGCATAGAGCATATTGATTACTTATTCCCGGAAGCAGCGAATGTTGAAAATATGCCAAGCTTTATCCAGAGGGATATGACATGGGTTGGAGAGGTTATGAATGCAGTTCATCATACACCTTTCAGCAGAATCAAGTCAACTTTTGCAAACATCACAGAGGATGATGCAAGAGCAAAGGGTTATATAAAGGGCAAAAAGAAGAAGGACGAAGTATTCTCACTTCTTAAGAGAACCACCAGCCCGACAACAATATATAAGAAGCAGAAGCTTGATAGAGATGACGTAGTTGATATTACAGATTTCGATGTTGTTGCATGGCTTAAATCAGAGATGAGAATGATGCTGGATGAGGAAATTGCCAGAGCTATCCTTGTTGGTGACGGAAGACTATCATCATCAGACGATAAGATCAATGAGCAGAATATCAGACCTATCTATACTGATGACAGCTTATACACAATAAGAGAGCAGATAAAATTTTCAGCAACAGCAACAGCAGACGAGAAGGCAAAGAGCTTTATCCGTCAGTCTATTAAGGCCAGAAAAGAGTATAAGGGCTCAGGCTCTCCAATATTATATACAACAGAGGATGTTCTTACTGACTGTCTTCTTCTTGAAGATACTACCGGCAGAATCATTTACGATACTGTAGAAAAGTTGGCTACAGCTCTTAGAGTAAAGAAGATTGTTACTGTTCCGGTTATGGAAGGATATAAGAAGACAGGAGAAGACAGCAAAGAATACTCACTTATGGGTATTATTGTGAATTTGGCAGACTACAATGTTGGTGCAGATAAGGGAGGAGCTGTAAACATGTTTGATGACTTTGACATCGATTACAACGCTCAGAAATACCTCATTGAAACAAGATGTTCAGGTGCCCTGATCAAGCCTTATTCAGCTATAGTTATCGAGGCTGCAACAGAATAAAATATGAAATATTATGGTCAAATAGGTTTCGCGGATACTGTAGAAACGGTTCCGGGCGTTTGGTCAAATCAGATATTTGAGAGGAACTATTATGGCGATTTGGTTAGGAATATCAGACGCCTTTCCTCCTCTGATAAAGTAAATGATGATATAAATATTTCAAATGAGTTTTCAATTTTGGCTGACCCATACGCAAACGAAAACTTTTTCAAAATGAAGTATATAACTTATATGGGCTCTAAATGGAAAATAACAGATGTTAGAGTTGAATTTCCAAGACTAATTCTAACTGTTGGAGGATTATACAATGAACAATAGATTAGAATTGCATGAGGTTTTATGTTCTGTTCTTGGAAGTCGAAATGTTTATTTTCAACCACCAGCAAGTATCAAAATGAAGTATCCTGCTATAGTATATAAGAGAGATAACATAATAAATTCTCAGGCAAACAACGAAGTATACAAGCAGGCAAACAAGTATCAACTAATTGTTATAGACCAGAATCCGGATAGTGAAATAGTTCAAAAAATTTCAAAACTATCACGAATCAGATATGACAGACATTATGTAAGTGATGGTTTAAATCACGATACATTTACAATTTTTTATTAAGAAAGGAATAAATTATGGCAGTATTAATGTGGGATCAGGAGGGTAAAAGACTATACGAGACAGGTGTCGAGAAGTGCGCTTTATATCCTAGAGATACAACCGGTGCATATCCTAAAGGTGTCGCATGGAATGGTATTACTACCGTAACAGAGTCACCATCAGGTGCAGAAGCAACTCCTATATATGCAGATAATAATAAATATTTAAACT